CAGCAGATAGTGAGGGTTTTAGCATCCGTTACGGTAACAGTTTAGATAAACAAGATAATTTCTTTAAGTAATGGCTTGGTATAACGATATATTCAACTTTAATAAACCTCAACCTCAAAAGGCCAACATCCGCAAAACGATTGACTTTGAGCAACAGTTGCAACGTGTTAGGCAAGATGCGACAAAGTTCAACATAGCCGTTCAAGCGGCTGAAAGTCCGATGTACCCGAATAGGTTCTTGTTGATGCAAACCTATCAACAAATCGTGTTAGATGGGCAGGTTCAAAGTGCAATGTTGCAGCGTAAGTCAAAGATATTGTGCAAGAAGTTTATGGTGTATGGCGCGGATGGTGAATGTGATGAAATGAAAACAGCGTTGTTCAATCAAAAGTGGTTTTATGACTTTCAAAATTTGGCACTTGATAGTATCTTTTGGGGTTTCAGTTGCGTTCAATTTGGCGCAATTATTAACGATAGATATACGAGTGTTGACCTTATCCCGCGCATTTATGTAGTGCCCGAATTTAGTTTAGTACGCACCAACACTGCAACGGTAACAGAGGGCAAGCACTTTGATGAAGCACCGTATAACAATTGGTGTATTGGAGTTGGCGAAAAAAGAGACCTTGGTTTAATGATGTACCTTGCACCATACGTGATTTGGAAGAAAAACGCCATGGCAGCGTGGGCAGAGTTTGCAGAGGTGTTTGGTTCACCTATTAGAATAGGCAAAACCGATGTGCGCGATGAATTGACCCGCAAAAATATGGAAAATATGCTGCGTAATATGGGTGTGGCTTCGTGGGCGGTGTTGGACTTAAACGATAACATCGAGTTGATGCAAGCGAGCCGTACCGATGCCTATGCGGTGTTTGATAAAATGGTGGAGCGTTGCAACAGCGAAATCAGCAAAATAATATTAGGTCAAACAGGCACAACTGATGAAAAGTCGTACAGCGGAAGTGCGAATGTACACGAGTCAGTTGCCGAAATGATTGCAAAACAAGACACGTTAAAAATGCAGTTCATCATCGAAGACCAATTAGTGCCAATGATGATACGCAACGGTTTCGACCTCGCTGGATGCACATTTAAGTATGATGATAGCGAAAGTTTACCGTTAGCAGAGCAAGCGAAAATTGATGTATCATTCTTACAAGCGGGCATCAAGTTAGAACACGAATATTTAGAACACAAATATGGTGTTGAAATAGCAGATGAAATGCCCGAAGCCGATGAAGAAGAAGAAGTAATCGAGATTGAAAACCGTTTACGTAACCTATACAAATAACATGTGCGGGTATTGCGACATAGTTAATATCGATAAGGAAGTTGACCCACCGACACCGTTTGATGAAAACGACTTCAATCGTTTGAGCAACGATGTATGGATAGGTGCCGTAACACCTGCTCAACTTCCGCAAGGTATTTACCTAAAAACTGCCAAATATTTAAAAGACGGCATCGACCTTGCACCCGTAGTGGATGAGGTGTTGACTGCCGACTTGTTGAATAATATTTACGTGTTTTCGGGTGCGAAAACGTATCAGCAAACACGAGCATTAACCGCCTTGTTAGCCGTTGATGAATACAAGTCAAACTTTTACGCATTTAAGCGGGCAGCAGAGCCGATATTTGGCACATACAACCAAGATTATTTGCAAGCCGAATACCAAACGGCCAAAGCATCGGCACGTATGGCCTCGGATTGGAAGCGCATAGAAATAGACAAGGATGTGTTGCCGTTGTTGAAATACCAAACCGTTGGTGATGGCAGAGTAAGGCCAACGCATCAGCAGTTAGACAATATTGTAAGACCTGTGAACGACCCGTTTTGGAAGCAATACTATCCACCTAACGGTTGGAGGTGTAGATGCACGGTAGCGCAGTTGGCAGAGGATGAAGAACCGATAACGGATATGAGCGGGTTCACACCGCCCGATGATGTGCCACCATTGTTTAGAATGAATGCGGGCATTGATGGCTATGTGTTTAAAACAAAGGGCAAAGACAAGCACCCGTATTTTGATATAGCGAAAGAGGATAAAGCGAATGCAAAGGTCAATTGGAATTTACCACCGTTATCATCTTAAACCATGGCTAAACAAAACAAATTCAATCTAAAAGGAGCAGAAAAGAAAGCGCGTAAAGCGTTGGAAAATGCCGTGGTTGAAATTGGCAACACGGCTAAAAACTTCTTTGTTGAGAATTTTCGCAAGCAGGGGTTTGATGATAAGAGTGTGCAGAAATGGAAACCGAGAAAGCGCACAACGTATAAAACTAAAAGCGGTAAGGTAGTTGACGATACCACACGCGCAATATTAGTTAAGACTGGCGATTTGAGGCGGTCAATTATACGTGTTCCAAACAGGTCGGCATTGAATGTTAAAATCCAAACAGATTTGATTTATGCAAAGGTTCACAATGATGGGTTAAGAGCAGGGCGCGGCAAGGGTTTTAAAATGCCCAAACGCCAATTCATGGGTGATAGTTACAACCTTAATGAGCAGGTCAAGAAAGTTATTGTTAAACGATTAGATAAGATATTTACATAATGCAGTTAGCAATTTATAACGCACTAAAGGCACGAATTGAAACACTTGCAGCATTGAAGTATGTTGCCTTGTGGAATAATCAATTTGAGCGTGAGGATGTAAACGTACCGTTTAACTATCCGTGTTGTTTTATTGAGTTTCCTGCGGCTGATTACATTGAGAACTTGCAAGGTCAACAACAAGGCACAATGACCATTGCTTTGCATTTGGGATTTGAAAGCTATAAGACCGAAGACACCGATATATTGCAACTGAAACAAGACCTCAACCAACTTGTTCACGGTTGGTCAACTCCGTATAACTCACGGTTCCTGCGTAGGTCAGAAGTGCAATCAGCGGACCACACCAACATACAGGAGTTTATCATTACGTACACAATGCAAGGTTTTGACTACTCGGCAAGCAGCGCACCAACAACAGAGGCATTGGTTGCAACGCTTATCACTAACAATGACCCGCAAATGGAGGATGACATCATCCGCAGCGGAAGCATACCCGATGCAGTTGTGTTAGCATCCGAATTAGGTTACGAATTATTAAGCGAACAAGGTTATCAACTTATAATACAACAATAAAATGGCAGAGCAAAAAATATCCGAACTACCAGCGGCAACAACGCTAACAGGCACAGAGAAAGTAATCGTAAACCAAAACGCAATTACATCATTAACCGATGTGAATGCAGTTGTGGCCTATACACTTGCAGGTGGTTTGCCTACAAAATTTGCAAAGGTAACTATCACATCCGCGCAATTGTTGCAACTCAACACAACACCGATAACCATTGTACCGGCACAAGGAGCAGGCAAGGTAATAATACCGTTTACGGTGTTGTTGCGCTATCGTTTCGGCACAATCGAATACGCAACAAACTTGAACATTACACTTTCGCCAAACAACTCATTGTATCAAGTAAATTACAATAGTGCGATTGCGGGCAATCAAGACAGATTTAGCAGTCGAAGCATCACACCAACGGTGTCGTTAGCGGGTTCAATCGTTGATGATTTACCGCTTACTATTGGTGCGCAAATCGGCAACCCAACCGCAGGAGATGGAGAATTAGATGTGTATGTTAGCTATTACGTTTTAACACTATAATAATGTCACGCACCGTACAACAGATAAAACAACAAATGTTGGATGCGAAGAACGCAGACCCAACATTATCGGCATTGACATCCACAAGTCAAACTGCCAAATGGAACTTGTATTACTTTATTGTAGCTTCGTGTATTGCCATTTTTGAGCAGTTACAAGACCTATTCAAAGCGGATTTAGAGGCCATAGCAAGCACGGCAGCACCAAGCACTCCGCAATGGACACGTAACAAGGTGTTGAAATTCCAAACGGGTGATGTAGCCGAGTTAAACACAAGCACGTTTGTAATCGAATACCCAACGGTTAACACGGCAAACCAAATATTAACACGTTGCGCAGTAATAACCGCGCCAAATCGCACGGTATTGATTAAGGTTGCAAAGAACGACCCGCCCGTGCCTGTATCATCGGGCGAATTGGCCGAGTTGCAGTCGTATGTTGAAACGTTTAATCCCGCAGGCATAGCGTTTAGCATCATCAATGAAAATAGCGATAAGATGGCGGTTGAAGCCACAATATATTACAACGGTCAATACTCGGCAGTCATACAAACGAACGTAGAAGCAGCATTGAACAATTACATGGCTAACTTGCCATTTAACGGAGTGATAACAACACAAGCCGTTGTTGATGCCATGCAAGCGGTTGAGGGTGTGACTAACGTATCATTGAGCCGCATACGAGTAAGGCGCAACACAATATCGTTTGCGAATGCTATACAATTATATTCACTTGCAAATGGCATCGATGCCGTGCAGTATCAAACGTATTCGGGATATGTTGAGGAAGAAACAACTGCGGGCGCAGCATTTGCGGACACTATAACCTATCAAGTACAATGAGTTTCATTATAAATACCGATTTATTTGCAGTCAACTTTCTACCCGTTAAGAAACGGTTGGACAAGTACAAGGCATGGACTAAAACGTTACTCAAACCGCTGCAAGTGCTATACAACACGATGTTTGGCACGTTCAAGGATGGCAACACGGCTGCGTTATGGGTACCTGCCACAACGTATGCGGTAGGTGACCAAGTGCAGTATATTGACAAAGCCGTTTATGAGTGTTGGGTAGCGAATACGGGCGAGTTGCCAACTGATATTAGTTTTTGGTTTAAAATACAAGACAAATTTGTTGGCATCGAACCGCGCATGAAGTATAACGCTCAACACTTGTTGTTTGAGTATGCGCTCAATGAGTGGTTTGGTACTACGTTTGTGAATGTGCCTGGGGCGAGTGATATTTATATTGACAATTTCGCATCGGGCAGCAACGTGTTTTATGTAGGACTTGATGATGTTGATAGCAGTCAAGTTGTGTTTAGCAACGGTCAAGCGGATAGGTTCATACACGCGCAAAACATTACCAACACGGGCAGCGAGTTCGATATTTACGTGCCTATTGCCGTGGCAAATGATTTAACCGTACCACCTGCAACAGATATAGCACCCAACATAAGTCCAAACAATGAAAAAATAATTAGGCAAATAGCCGACTTGTACACATACGCAGGCATCAATTATCAAGTAATTACATACTAACATACAATGAAGAAAATAAAAACAACAGACATTACGGTATCGAGTGCGATGCCGTTAAAAAAAGGCAGTTTAGACCATTTGCAAGCAGCTTACATTGAAACAATACAAGATGTAAACAAGGCATATTGGGCGGGTGATAGAGCAGGCACACAACCAATGGCATTGCACGGCTTAATCAATAGCGGTTCTGGTAGTACATACACAATCAGCGCAGGTGCATTGATGTTAGACACGTATGCAGAGGTCTTCCGTTGTGATGCTCAAACCGTTGTCGTGAACGTTGGTCAAGTGTTAGTAGGCAATATTGTAACAACCTACTTAACCGCAACCGATGCCGACCCCGTAGAGTTCAGCGACTCAACATCAAACAACGTGCATGAGATACGTAAGATTGTTTGGTCAAGTGCTATAATCAATAGCGGTACGCTTAACTATTCGGACTTGTATTTTAGAAATAGTTTTGATGATAGGTCAGCAACATTATCGGGTGATTTGAACACATGGACACTTGGCACGGGTTCAGTATCGTACAATCAATTAACAGAGGGCAAAAAAGTAACGGCAATTATAGACATCAACAACACATCAACAGGCGGCTCAAACAACACATTGACATTAAGTATTGCAACAATGGGCGGTGTGATAAAACAAAGTTCATTTACATTGGCTTATTTCAATGCTACGGGTGTGACTGAATGGGTATTAGTTGAAGCCGTTGGTAGTACCTCAACAATAAAATTTACACGCATCGGTAGCACGTTCGGCACTTATACAAATGCGCTTGACATCAAAGGGCAGATAATCTTTGAATTGGCTTAAAACCTATGCTTATTGTAATGCTCGTGCAATATTTCTTTGAGCAAGTAGCTTTCTTTGGTTCCTGTACGTTCGACTTCATCAAAGAACTTTTTTTTGAGTTCGCCCGTCAAGTGAGCAGTAACGCGAGCTTTAGCAGCTTGTTTTTTTGCGGTTACATCGTTTTTTGGATTGGCCATTACGAAATATTAGTTACTAAACGGGTTAAATTTAGTAACTTATTTGGACTTATCGGCAAATATGTAACCAATTTTGTGGCATGAATACTAAAATAACCAACATATCCAACGGCACGGCAACGATACTGCTTTACAAGCATATCGGTGATATTGATGGCATGGGTATGGGTGTTAACGGTGCATGGGTAGCAGAGGATATTCAAATGTTGAATGAATTTTACAAAGAAGAAATAACTGCTATCAATATCCGCATCAATTCAATAGGTGGTTCAGTTCAAGAAGGCCTTTCAATCGTTTCAGCAATACTCAACAGCGAAATACCATGCAACACGTACATCGATGGCATGGCTTATTCAATGGCGGGTGTGATTGCCATTTGTGGGCAAAAGAAGTACATGGCCGATTACGGTACGTTCATGATGCACAATGCTAACGGTGGCAGTGATGAAGAAGTGTTGAGTTTAATCACAAATTCATTAGCTAAAATCTTCGAGCGCAATACCTACCTCACACTTGATAAGTGCAAAGATTTGATGGCAAAAGAAACATGGATGACTGCCGAGGAGTGTATGAGTTTAGGCATTGTTGATGAAATTATACAAACAAAGAAAATGAAGCCAGCGATGA